AAGCACACGGGACCTACATCTCGGGGCAGGCGTACATCGACGAGGCCGACAAGCTGGCGGCGGCGATGGAGGTCAAGTGGGGCTGCGACCGCCTGCGGCGGCTGGTAGGCCCCGAGCTTCGCGAGAAGTTCGACCGGCAACGCTACCTGTTCAACCAAGCGATCTGGCACGGCGACCTAGAGGCCGTCCGGCGGGAGGCGTCGCGCATGGCCAATGCCTGGCGGGCGCTCGACACCGAGGCCGAGAGGCTAGGGGCCACGAAGCTAGACCCGCAGGTCATGGAAGTTGTTCTGGCCGATGGCAGGGTCGCGGCCATCGTGCCCGACAACGACCACGCGCGGCTTGTGATCCACGAGGACCGAAGAATGGACGTTTACACGCTGGAGGAAATCGCGCGGTTGCTGAACGGGTTCCCAGAGCTGGCGCGCGTCAAGGATAGTTATCCGGGTTCCGAAGTTGTCGCGGCGCGACGCTCGATCACTGATCCGCTCGATGCAATCCACGACACGGGCGAAGCTTTGGAGGATGCGTTTTGAGAAAACTTATCAAACGGCAGGTCGAACCAACGCCAAAGGTTCACGATCGCCGGTCAACCGACCTCCTAGCCAACGCACTGGTTGCTCAAGCCATCGTGGACGATCCGTTCGCGCCGGGGGAAAAGATCGCCACGGTACGGTCAATCCGGGACGATGTGTTGGCCGCCATGCTGTCACGGGGCGAGATAGACCAGGCCCAACACGACGCGGGCCGGAAATACGAGGACCTTATCGAGCAGGCTGAGATAGGAAACGTGCAGGCCATAAATCCGGGCAAGGAAGCGGTTGATGGGGGTATGGGGTATGATGGTGGCATCACCGACCGGCAAATAAACGCTGTACGGGCGCTTTCTGAGGCCGCACGGGTACTCGGAGCGCGGGGCGAGGGGCTGGTTCGGTTTGTGCTGGTTTCAAGGCGGCCTTTTGCTGCATTGGGGTTAGACCGCCGGAACACGGATCGGGCGCGGACAAAGTTTTTCACCTATCTGGAAATCCTCGCCGAGTTTTGGGGGTGCGCTACCCGTAGGGGGTAGGGGGATTGACAGTGTACCAGCGACATGGTATCTTTTCGTCATAGTGCCGAACTGCGGCATAGAAACCCAAACCCCCAAATCAATGGTCCTGAAGCAGCGCCCTTACGGGCGCGCGTTCTATTTCGGTAGGCGTAAGGAAGAAATGCGCAAGCGTGAGATGGGCTGGATGTCGCTTGGCAATATTGATCCCGAATGGGATTCGATGCTCGACGCAGAATTGGAGATCGCGAGTCCCGCCGCTTTTGCGGTCCCGTCGCGAGAGGGATAACCCAGGCCACGATTGCCGGGAACAAGAGGCAAACATAGGTGAAGCATGGCAAAGAAACCGAAGAGGCCCGGAAAGCCGAAGTGCTGAAACAAATCGAGCCGTTGAACATCTGGACGGCCGATGGTTTCCACGAAGAATTTGACGCGCCGGACCTCGACACGCTCCCCGAGGAATACCAAGGCGTGATGGTCAAGGCGATGCTGCTGGCTGTCCTTGAGGCTGCGATCCCGGCCGGGAATGCTTAAACCGTAGAAGATGTAAGTGGCTAAAACTCCTACCGAAATCAAATCATTGGCGAGGTCTCACACAGACAGCGCGCTGAAAACATTGGCGCACATCATGAACGAGCCAAGCGCCCCACATGCCGCAAGGGTGTCGGCCGCCAATTCGCTATTGGACCGTGGGTGGGGCAAGGCCACGCAGATGATTGGTGGCGATGAGGATGCTGGCCCCGTGTTGATGTCTTGGCTCAAGAAGCAAGACTGATTGAAATCCCGTATCTTCCACGGGATCAGTTTGAGCCATTCCACGAGCGCAAAGAACGGTTTTCCAAGGTTGTCGCGCATCGGCGCTTCGGCAAGACGGTCGGGTGCATCAACGATTTGATACGAGCTGCGGTAACGAATACCCGCAAGCAGCCGCCTCCGCGTTATGCCTACATCGCGCCGACATACACGCAGGCGAAAGACGTTGCCTGGAATTACTTGAAATATTATTCGGCGCCGATACCGGGCACCAAGGCCAGCGAAAGCGAGCTTTGGGTTGAGTATCCAAATGGTGCGCGTATTCGCCTTTACGGCGCGGACAATTACGAGCGGTTGCGCGGCCTGTATCACGATGGCGTCGTGATTGACGAGCCGGCGCAAATCGACCCTCGGGCTTGGCCCGAAGTTATTCGGCCAACGCTGGCTGACCACGGCGGGTGGGCTGTATTCATCGGCACCCCGGCTGGCCGTGACTGGTTCTACAAGATCGACCGCGACGACAATGGCAACGAACTGCCCGACTGGTTTAGGCTAACGCTGAAGGCGTCGGATACCGGCATCATCAAACCCGAGGAATTGGAAAGCCTGAAGGCAGGGCTTTCCGATGAGCAATTCGCGCAAGAGTTCGAGTGCTCGTTCGAGGCTGCGGTTGTCGGTGCCTATTACGGGCGCCTGATGGCGCAGGCAGAAGCCGACAAGAGGATTTCAGGCGTTCCGTATGAGCCGACATCGGATGTATGGACCGCATGGGATTTGGGTATCCGGGACGCTACCGCCATCTGGTTTTGCCAGACAGTTGGAAAAGAAATCCGGCTCATCGACTACTACGAAGCAACCGGCGCCGATCTCGGGCACTACGTTAATCAGCTTCGGCAGAAGCGATACGTGTACGCTGGCCATATCGTTCCGCACGACGCGCAAGCTAAAGAACTTGGAACGGGCAAAAGCCGCCTGGAAGTTCTGGAAAGCCTTGGCCTAAACAATATCACGGTTGCGCCGATGCATCGTGTTGAGGATGGGATAAACGCGGTTCGCGTGTTCCTGCCTCGCTGCTGGTTCGATGCCGAGAAGTGTTCGCGCGGCATTGACGCGCTGAAGCTCTACCGCGCCGAATACGACGATAAACTGCAAACCTTGAAGCCGAGACCCGTGCATGATTGGGCGTCGCACGGCGCGGACGCAATGCGATATCTCGCGATGTCTTACGACATGTGGACCAGGCCCAACGCACCATTGTCAGAACCCGATCACGATTGGGTCGTTTAAGGATTTAACCGGATGCCCCAGACTGTAGTGCGATCGCTTACGCTTTCGCTCGACACCTCCGCTTATGCGAATAATGATTTGCTCGCGGATACGCAGGAATTGACGAACGCGGTAAAGGTCAATGACGGATGGGGAAAGATTGAATCACTCACTGTGATCGACCAGGATGATCAGGGCCAAGTGTTCGATGTATGGGTGCTAGACGCCAACGTAACATTCGGCACCGAGAACTCTGCGCCCTCCATCTCGGATGCCAACGCGGTTTATATCCTCGGCAAAATCCCGGTTGCGGCAGCGGACTATGTGGACTTGGGCGGCGTCAAGGTGGCGTCGATCCGTAATATTGGATTGCCGATCAAGCCGGTTGATGGCGGCACCAGCATTTACGTCGCGGTCACGAACGGCACCGGAACGCCAACCTTTACTGCGGCCGGTGTAAAGCTTCGTTTCGGCATCGTTCAGGGCTGATAGATGGCCGACAAGCTCGACGACGAGGGGCTAAAGGCCCTTTTGTCGAACGAAATACGTTCATCCATTGCATATGACGATACCGAACTGTCAGGCAAGCGCGCCCGTGCGATGGAGTATTTCAAGGGCGTGATGAACGACACGCCGTCGATGACGGGCCGATCGTCGGTCGTTTCGATGGACGTTGCCGATACGATTGGCTGGATGCTGCCCGGCATTATCCGGGTGTTCACGGCATCCGACCAGATGGCGATATTCGAGCCGCAAAAGCCGAACGATGAGCCATTCGCCAAGCAGGCTACGGATTATTGCAACTACGTTTTCATGAAAGACAATCCGGGATACCGGATACTTTGGGACGCGACGCACGACTCGCTCTTGCTCGGCAATGGCGTCGTCAAGCACTGGTGGGACGACAAGCCCGAATGCGAATATTCCGAGCATTCCGGACTGACCGAGGACCAGCTTGCGATCATGGCGCAGGAGCCTGACTGCGAAATTGTCGCGCAGAAGCCAGGCGCCCCGCAGATGGTCAGTGTACCGGACCAGATTGGCGGCGTGCAGACGGTTTCGTTGCCGACCTACGATATCAAGCTAAAGCGCATTACCAGCACCGGCCGCTTGCGCATTCAGTGTATCGAGCCGGAAGATTTTTTGTTGGACCGTGAGGCGCGGTCAATCGAGGAAGCGCGGTTTTGCGCGCATCGCGATCATGTCAGCCGCTCCGATCTGATCGAAATGGGCTTTGACCGGGAATTAGTCGAAAACCTGCCGATTGATCGGTTCACGTCGCTACAGGAAGAAAAGCTGGCGCGCGATAATGACTCGCGGACGTTCTTCAACCACGTGGGCGATGACTCTACGCTGCTTGTTGAGCTGTACGAATGCTACGTCAAGGCGGACGTTGACGGTGACGGAATAGCCGAGACCGTGCGCGCGTTCTATGCGGGCGGCTCCGGTGCGGGTGAGTTGTTGGACTGGGAAGTTTGGGAAGATGACGTTCCTTTTAGCGACATTCCCTGCGAACCTGTTCCACACCGATGGGATGCGCGGTCTGTTGCCGATGACGTTTCGGATATTCAGCGCGTCAAGACGGTGTTGACCCGGCAGTTTCTCGATAACCTGTACTGGGCGAATAATCCGCTTCTGGATGCCGAGGAAAATTCGGTCGTCAACCCCGAGATGCTGGCGTTGCCGAAATTCGGCGGGACAGTCTGGCGCAAGAAGGGCACAAACCCGATCACGCCGGTTCCTGTACCGTTTATCGGTGACAAGGCTTTGCTTGGCCTACAGCATTTCGACAATGTGCGCGAGATGCGCACGGGCGTCTCTCGCTCAACAATGGCGCTCGACCCCGAGGCGCTACAGAACCAGACCGCGACCGCGAACCAGAACCAGAAAGATTCGGCGTATTCGCAGATTGAATTGATCGCCCGCAACCAGTCCGAACTAGGCTGGCGCCGGGTGTTCAAGCAAATCCTGAAACTGATCGTCAAGCACCAGGATCGACCGCGAACGATCCGCCTTCGTGACGAGTGGGTCGAGATGGACCCGCGCTACTGGAATGCGGCGATGGACGTAACGATTAACATCGGCCTTGGCACTGGTTCGCGTGATCGTGACATGTCGATGCTGAATACGATCCTTGGTGTGCAGGTCATGATGACCGACCGGCTGGCGCAGGGCGGATTTGCCGCGCAGGCACTAGACATGGTTCCGAAGATCAACACCACGGCCATCAAGCTTGCCGAGAGCGCGGGCATCCGCAACCCGGAACAGTTCTTCCTTGATCTGAAGCCCGAACAAATTGCGCAGATGAAACAGGAGGCGGCTAGCCGGCCCGATCCGGTCGCACAGGCAGAGCAGGTCAAGGCGCAGACGCAATTGCAGATAGCACAACAGCAGGCAGCCATTGACGCCCAGGCGGACCAGCGGAAGGCCCAGATTGAATCGGTGCAGGCGCAGGCGGATATTGCCACGCAAGACCGCAAGATGCAGGCCGAGATGGCGCAGGCGCAGCAGAAGTTCCAACTCGACAAGGAATTGGCGGTCCTGGAATTTCAACTGCAAGAGCGGCTGAAGATGGCCGAATTGGAAATGAAGCGGCAGATGCACGACCAGCAAATGGCTCAGCAGGCCGAGCAGCACCGGCAGCAGATGGAGACCGGCGTGTTCAAGACGATGCAGAGCCAGGAAGCGCATCAACAGAAGATGGCGCAAAGCAAGTCGGTTGAATGAACCGCGAGCATCTGGCCAAGGAGGCCGACCGGCTTTCAAACGACGAAATCTTTATCAAGGCATTGTCTGACATTCGCGCCGACGCATTGAATGCGCTCGTTGAAGCGAATGCCGACAGTTACACCGACATCGTGCGCCTGCAACAACGGGTGCAGGTGATCGACGAAATCCGCGCCGTGCTCGGTCGCTATATCGTAGCGCGAGCACAGCCGCAGGACGGCGCCAGCCCGTTCGCTTGAACGACCGCAGGCATAACCAAAGGAAATTGAATGTCTGACACCAACCTCGCGGCGGAAGCCGTGACTGGTAGCGACGAGCCGTTGTCGGAGGACGATGGCGCTAGTGCTATTGCTGATATTCTGACGGACCCGCCGGAAACGGTGGACCTCTCGCAGGAAGATCAGGAAGAAAAGGCCGACGAAACGCAGAAAGCCGATGGCGAACAGCCCGAGGCGGACGGCAAAGCGGAGGCAGACGAGACTAAAGCCGAAAAGGAACAAGACGGACCAGAGGGCTACGATTCAGGCAAGTTTGCTGCGGATGCGGCGAAGGTGCGCCTGAAAGACGGGACTGTGATCTCCGTTCAAGACCTGAAGCGCGGCTATCTCTCGCAGCAATCTTTCACTCGCGGAACTCAGGAAAACGCCAGAGAACGTGAAACCCTGGCCTCCCAGAAGTCCGAGATTGAAACATACGCTCGCACCCTACAAGCGCAGCGGGATTTTCTCTTACAGGCTTCTCAGCAGTTTCTACCGCAGCCACCGGACGAGACGTTGCTGGACAACCAGTCCCCCAACTTTGATCCGCTCCGATACATGGCTGCCAAAGCTGATTATGAGAAGAAAGTAGGCGCTCTACAGCAGTTGCAGCAGATGTCGCAGGCCGAAATGGCCCGTACATCGCAAGAGCAGCAACGGCAGAAAGAGCAAATGCGCAGCCGCGAAGCCAAGTTGCTTCTTGAATCAATGCCCGAGCTGGGAAAGCCGGACGTTTACAAGAAGTTCTGGAACGACACGGTTGAAACGATGGCTGAATACGGTTTCTCCGAGGAGGAACTAAACGAGTCCATCGACCATCGCACCTACAAGATATTCCGCGACCTGGCGGCATATCGGCGGGCGCGAAAGAACCTTCCTGCGGTCAAGGAGGCGGTGCAGTCAAAGCCCGTTCTGACCGGCAAGAAGCGCATGGAGCCGCAAGAGAAGTCATCCCGTGAAAAGCAGGCAAGGCAAGAGCAATTGCGCAAGACCGGCACATTCGATGCCGGAGTGAACGCGCTCATGGACCTTGATCTTTAACGGAGAACCCTTATGGGCCAGATTAGTAATACGTTCGAAACGTATGACGCGGTAGGAAACCGCGAAGAACTTGCTGACAAAATCTATCAGATCACTCCCGAGGAAACCCCTTTCCTCTCTTTGATCGGCCGCAAGTCTGTCGAATCCACTCATCCCGAGTGGCAGACCGATACGCTTGGCTCGGTCGATACCAGCAACAACCAGCCGGAAGGCAATGACTGGGTGTATGATGCGATCAGTCCGACGACTCGTGTGGGCAACTACACGCAGATTTCGGACAAGAAAATCATCATCTCGCGTACCCAGGACAAGACCTCGAAGGCTGGCCGCAAGTCGGAACTGGCCCGCGAAGTTGCCAAGAAGGGCGTCGAACTTCGTATTGACATGGAGGCGATTTGCCTTTCGAACCAGGCTTCGCTTGCCGGTTCTGGCAATGGCACGACCAATCGCAAGCTCGGCGGCTTGCGTTCGTGGCTGGCATCGAACGATAGCATGGGCTCTGGCGGTTCGTCCGGCGGGTTCAATTCGTCCACCAGCGTGGTGGATGCGGCGACCAACGGCACGCAGCGCGCGTTTTCCAAGACCATCCTCGATGCGGTCATTCTCTCGACCTACAACGCGGGCGGCACGCCGAAAACCCTGATGCTGTCGCCGTATGCCAAGACGGTGTTTTCTACCTTCATGTCTGACTCGAACGTCGCTTTGCAGCGTTTCGAGGCCAGCGGCAAGGGACAGACCACCATCGTAGCTGCGGCCGATATGTATCTGTCGGACTTCGGCACGATTTCGGTTGTGCCCAATCGCCAGATGGCCCGTGCAGGTGCGACGGTAGCGCGTAATGCGTTCCTGATCGATTCGCGCATGGTTTCGCTGGGCGTTTTCGACGACATCTCGCTTGAGAAGCCCGCCAAGACCGGCGATGCCGAAAAGCGCGTCCTCGTCACCGAATACACGCTGCTCGTGAACAACGAAGCGGCGCACGGTGTTGCGGCTGACATCTATGGCATGTCGGCGTCGAGCTAACAGGAGACAAACACATGCCTGACGTTTATCAGCCCATCCGTATCACGGCGGCCCTGACGCTGGACCGCGATTCCCACGCCAACGGCCCGTTGCTGTATTTTGATGTGGCGGCGGGCGCAACCATTACCCTTCCGGCGTCTGCCGGAAAGGGCGATCGGTATCGGTTTCATGTCCACACCACTATCACGTCGAACAGCGCCAAGATTCAGGTCGCCAACGCGACGGACGTGATGCAGGGCATGATCCTGACCTGTAACGACACGGATGCCTCCATGTCGGGATGGGAAACCGCGTCTACCTCGGATACGATCACGCTGAATGGCACCACGACCGGCGGCATCAGGGGCGATTACATCGAACTTGAGGATGCCGTATCCGGGTTTTGGCGCGTGAGTGGCTGCACCAGCGCGACCGGGACGGAGGCAACGCCTTTTAGCGCCGCTGTTTCGTAATCGGCCTAAGAATAACCAGAGAGGGCGGTCTTCGGGCCGCCCTTTTCATTTTCGGAGAAAGCTATGCCTAAGGGCGTGTACGAACGCAAAGTCAAGGATGAGGAAATGGTCGAAGAAGCGAAGACCGAACCCGCCAAGATGTTTCCTGTCGTCCTGAAGAAGAACTATGTGCCTGTCGGCGCCTTCGAGATCATCGGCTACATGAAGCCGAAGGTCGAGCGCAGGGATAGCGCCGGCAAGATGCTGGTTGTCGAACCCGAACAGTTCGTGGCCGGCGAGATGAGTCCCGCGCCTTACCCAGGCGTTGGCTATGACGGCAAGATTTGGGCCGGGACGCATATCAGCCTCCCGATCGATGAGGCCAAGGCGCTTGTCGCCAAGCGGATCGCAGACCGCGCCGATGTCATCGCTGCCTGATCCTTCCCGGATTCCTGATCATCTTTGGGAATTTGAGAAGTTTTCGGATGACGGCTTGCGTCGTCACTACGTCTATTGGGTGGACCGCGAAAACGGCCTCGGCTTTCGTAAGACGGAAAATATCGTAGAGGAAAGTCTGATCGCGCAGAACCGCGAAAGCTTCAACGGCTCGTTCGGCAAGCGTTTTCGCGACGATCCGATGGGAACTAAGATCGCATCGGTTCCGCTCAATGTGTTCTATCGCGATTTTGCCAAGCGCCTCAAAGAAGGCGACGACGATTTTACAAAGTGGTGGCTGAACCACGCCGACAACCGACCGTTCCGCACATTCCGGGGTGACGTTTAGTGGCTATTTCCACCTATACGGAATTAAAGACGGCGGTGGCCAACTGGCTTGGCGGGCGCTCGGATTTAACCGACCGTATACCTGAATTTATCACGCTATGTGAGGCAAAGCTTAATCGCGAACTTCGCTGCACGCAGATGGACACGCGGTCTTATACGTCCGTCAATACCGCGAACACCGAACCGGAATTTATCACATTACCCAGCGATTTCCAAACCATGCGGCTGGTGCGGCTATCGGGCGAGACCGGCAAGCCTGCACTGGAATTTGTCTCTCCGCAGCAGATGGATTCGTTCCGCTACGACCGGGCGAATGTTTCGGGGATGCCTGCCTATTACACGATCTTCGGCACGGAGATGGAGTTGTTCCCGACGCCGGATGATGACTACACGATCGAGATCATCTACCGCGCGAACATTCCCGCGCTGGCGTCAAATTCAACCAACTGGCTTTTGACTGCTGCCCCCGACCTGTATCTGTACGGCGTGTTGATGGAAGCCGCGCCATATATTGACGACGATGCCCGAATCGGCACATGGGCTATGGGCTACCAATACGCTATTGATGGCTTGAATAAGCTAGCCTTCCAACAAACCTTTGCATCCGGCCCTGCGGCTGTGAGAATTGAAGGGCCGACACCCTAATGGCTAACGCGATTTATCCGAAATACAAAGAGGCGCTGATAGGCGGCGGCTCGAATGTTGACCTGTCTGCCGGAACGGTAAAGGTGGCGTTGGTCGATACCGGAACTTATACTTATTCATCGTCGCACGATTATTATGATGATGTTTCGGCTGCTGTCGTCGGGACCCCGCAGACCATCGGAAGCAAATCCTTCACCAGCGGCACATTCGACGGCGCTGACGTGACGTTTACGGCCGTCTCCGGTTCGACCGTCGAGGCGCTTGTGATCTACGTTGACAGCGGGTCTTCCGCTACGTCTCCGCTGGTCGCCTATATCGACACATCCGTCACCGGATTGCCTATCACGCCGAATGGCGGGGATATCAGCATTGCATGGAACGCTTCCGGCATCTTTACCCTATAGGCCGTAAATAAATGGCGACTGCCAAGCTTTACAACCTGGCGCGGATGACAACCGCGACGACCGGCACCGGCACCATTACGCTCGGCTCTGCGGCGACCGGGTTTCTATCCTTCTCCGGCGCGGGCGTTTCGGACGGCGAGTCCATTACCTACGCCATCGAGGACGGCAATAGCCGTGAAATCGGGCGCGGCACATATACGGCATCCGGCACGACGCTAACGCGCTCGGTTCTGAAAAGCACGAACTCGAATAGCGCGATTAATCTTTCAGGCACAGCGCAGGTATTCATTACCGACGCTGCGGAGGATCACATCGCGGGGCCGTTGTCGGCAACAGACAACGCCGTTGTCCGGTTCGATGGAACGGGCGGGGCCACGCTGCAAAATAGCGTTGTCACAGTCGCCGACACTACGGGGACGCTTTCAACGTCCGGCGGCGGCGATCTTGGCGTCAGCTCAACCGCCCCTTGGGGGAGCGTGTTTCTGGCGTCAGCGAAGAAAATCGACTTTGCGGCTGGGAACGTAACGGTTACGCACACCACTGGGGCGCTGACGGTTGCAGGCGCTTCTACCGTTTCGCTCGGCACGTCCGCCGTGTTTATGACCGGCACCATTGAACTAGGCCACGCTTCGAACAATACGCTGTCGGCATCGTCCGGCGTTCTCTCCGTCGAGGGCGTCCCGGTCATGTCATCGGGCAAGCACACAATTTGGATACCGGCCGCCGCAATGGTGCAGCGTACCACGAACGGCGCGGCATATGGAACGGTCGAACTCACGACCAATAAACAAATGTATAAGACGCTGGACTTCGACACGGCGACGCAGGAATTTGCGCAGTTCGCAATCCACATGCCGAAGGGCTGGAACGAAAGCACTGTGACGTTTCAGCCGGTATGGTCTCACGCTTCGACCACGACGAACTTCGGCGTTGTGTGGGCGCTGCAAGGTCTGGCGCTATCGGACGATGATGCGGGGGACGCGGCATTTGGCACCGAACAGACCTCGACCGATACCGGCGGCACCACCAACGATATCTATATCGGACCTGAAAGCTCTGCGATCACCATCGGCGGTACTCCAGCCGAAAACGATTATGTTATTTTTCAAATCAAGCGCAACGTTTCGGACGGTTCCGACACAATCGGAATTGACGCCCGATTGCACGGCGTAAAACTTCTTTACACGACCAACGCTGCAACGGACGCATAACGATGTTCGGGGGATGATGATGGCTGAATTTTCCCTTTGCGTCGGCGGCGTGTTTCAGGAAATCCGTAGATTGCCGGCACGGCCAATTAATATCCCGCACAAGGGCGTCACATGGTTTCCGGTCGTGCGCGAGTATGGCGAGCCGTTCGAAGGCGTTGAGGATGATAACTACGTCGTTCGCACGGTGAATCCTGCGACGTTACCCCCGCCCGTGCCCGGCGTGATCTCCGATCGTCAGTTTTTCGAGCAGATGGCTGAAGCCGGTCTTGCGACGCAGGAGGAAGCGGAGGCGGCGGTGGCCACCGGCACACTCCCCGCGTCACTTGCGGAATTGGTCGGCTTGCTGCCTGAGCAGGCGCGGTTTAAGGCCAGTATGCTTTTGAAGGGCGCTACGCAGTTTTATCGGGACCACGAGATGACGGACACAATAGCGTGGCTGTACGGCTGGACTGGAGCTCAGGTGGACGACTTCTTTCGGGATGCAGGGCGGCTCTAATGCTGCTCGTCAACCAATTGAACGGGTTCGGTGCGGGGGGTGTCCCGGCTGTTCCGATCAGTTTTACATCGGTAGACACCCCCGCAGCCAATACTACGTCTCAGACGACATATACGTTTTCGAGCGCGTCTTTTGGGTCGGCGGCATCTGACCGCGTTATTGTCGTAGCCTTTGCATCGCGAGCCAACACGACCGGTCGCACCATTTCGTCTGTAACAATTGGCGGCGTTGCGGCAACGGCGGCGGCGGTAGGCAACTATTCAAGCGGAGGCGCGTCGGACTTTGCGGCGATCTATTATGCCGAAGTCCCGTCCGGCACAACAGGCGACGTTGTGATCACATTTTCCGCAGCAATGCTCCGCTGCGCGCTTCAGGTCTTCCGAATGACCGGGCAGGGTTCGGTCACGCCGAGCGCCACCGCCACCGATACAACCGGCGATCCTATGGATGGCGATGTCAATGTTGTTGCGGGCGGCGCGGCAGTGGGCGTCAGCACTACCAGCGGTGCGAACGGGGGCACCGTATGGACCGGACTTACAGAGAGCATCGACGGTGTGCTGGCCGGCACGCACGAGTGGTCCACCGCCTTCGCCGAATTCGTTGCAGCGGAAACGCCGCGCGATATCTCGGCGAACATTCCTGGCAGTGTTACCAGTCAATGCCTTGCGGTAGCAGCATGGGCCTGACGCTGCTCACCGCAGCGGATGCCGCCGCGCAGCGCACGGCGCTTGGTCTTGGCGGAAGTCCTGGTATTGTGATTGTAAGGTATTTAACGTAATGAAACAAACTCTCTTAGAATTAACCCAAGCTGTAATGTCCTCTATGGACAGTGATGAAGTTAATTCAATCAATGATACTGTTGAGTCCCAGCAAGTAGCTACTCTAATTAAGAATGTTTATTTTGACATAATCTATAGAGCAGACTTACCTGAACATTATTCTATAATTAACTTAGAAGCTTCTGGAGACAACACCAAACCTACTTTGATGACTGTTCCTCAGGATGTAGCTAAAGTTCTTAATGTCCACTATGACACAAGAAATACAGACGCTGATCCTGTTAACATGTCTTTGTTAACCTTCTTGCCTATAGAAGACTTCTTAACTTACGTATATCAATTTGATGTAGACGCAGATAATGTGGATAGCTTTACATTAACTAATAATGCAAACACATTTACGTTCTACTATTACAACGACACGGCCCCTCAGTTCTATACCACTTTCGATGACTCTACTGTTATCTTTGATGCTTATAATGCTTCTATAGAAACTACTCTACAGAAGAATAAGACTTCGTGCATAGCACGTCTCATAATTCCATTTACAATGTCAGATACCTTTATTCCTGACCTGGATGCTGAACAATTTCCTCTTCTATTAAACGAAGCCAAATCTTTAGCTTGGGTGGAGATTAAACAGTCGCAACATCCTATTGCAGAACGCAACAGTCGTAGAGCTTGGGTTCATCTTCAGAAGCATAAAGACTCTGTAGATAACTTAAGTGACTTTGACAAGTTACTTAGTTTTGGACGTAAATAATGCCTAGAGCTTCTGGCATTTCAGTAGAGAATAGTTTCATTGGAGGTCTGTTTACAGAGTCCACTGGACTCAACTTTCCTGAGAATGCTTGTACAGATACACTGAACTGTAAGTTCAATAAGGATGGTTCTGTCGAACGCAGACAGGGTCTTGACTTTGAAAACAACTACTCTACTAAAGCTATTAATAGATCTAACGTAGCTGTTAACACTTACTTATGGAGAAATGTTGCTGGTAATGGTGACTTCTCTGTATTAGTAGTTCAAGTAGGCAATACAATATACTTTTACAAAACCAATACAGGCACTCTGTCTGGAGGAGCCTTATTAGATACGGTGCAACTGGCTGCGGTCAATGGAGCTCCAATTCCAGACTCTTTAGAAGCACAGTTCGCAGACGGTAACGGACTTCTGTTCATTACACATCCTTACTGTGATCCTATGTATGTTGCTTATGACACAAACACAGACACAGTAACGGAAACTACTATAACTATTAAGATCAGGGATTTTGAAGGAGATACTTTAGATCCCTATGCAGTCGACTTCAGACCTACTTCTTCTTATGCAAGTTTAGATGTTCATCATAAATATAACATCCTAAATCAAGGATGGGTTGCAACTACAAATGTATCTACTTGGGATAGTTCTAGATCTGATATGCCAAGTAACGTAGACGTTCCTTGGACATTTAAGAATGCTTCTGATGTCTTTGATATCACTACAGTTAATAATGTAGTAAGAGGCAATACTCCGGCTCCTAAAGGTCATTATATACTTCCTTTAGCGGATCAGGATAGAGAGACAGCTTCAGGTTTATCTGGAGTTCAGTCAAGCGGAACAGGTGCACGAAGACCTTCTACTGCTGCATTCTTTGCTGGAAGAATTTTTTACACAGGCATTGGCGTAACCAAATACAACAATAACATTTACTTCAGTCAGGTTGCTGAAAGGTATGAGCAATATGCTTTCTGTTATCAAGTAAACGATCCAACTTCTGAAGACTTGTTTGATTTGCTGCCTACCGATGGTGGGGTAATTGTTATTCAAGATGCTGGGACTATCTTCAAACTAGTCAGTATTCCAGGAGGCATGGCTGTACTAGCAGCTAATGGGGTGTGGTTTATCACAGGTTCTCAAGGTTTAGGGTTCACTGCCAACGATTACACAGTCCAGAAGATATCTTCAATCGGAACTTTAAGCGCAGCATCTGTAGTGGATGTCGGGGGACTCCCTTCTTGGTGGAATGCAGAAGGTATTTATATGCTATCTACCGAAGGCAACCTTCCTAAAGTGGTTCCTATTAGTCATCCTAAGATTAAAACTTTCTATGAAAGCATTCCTGTGTCTGCTAAGAGATTTGCAAGAGGATTCTTTAATCTTTACACAGGTGATATTAAATGGATATACAATACAGAAGCTACATCCCAGTTAACAGACATCTATTCATTTGATAGAGTCCTTAATTACAACATCTATACAGGCGCCTTTTATCCATGGACAATTTCTTCATCTGATGTTAAAATAAATGGCATTGTTGTGTCAGATGCAACCGCAGGTGATATTTCTACGGACCAAGTCATAGATGCATCGAGTAACTCTGTAATAGATGCTTCTAGTAATAATGTTGTTGTCTTTAATGCATTTAATTTATTCACCACACCTGGGTTTAAATTCTTAGTTTCTTACCCTAATGAAAGTACATATCTATTCACCTTTGCTGAAGAAAGAAACACAGATTATTTAGACTGGTTCCAACGTACAATTACAGGGGTGGACTATGACAGTTACTTTATCACAGGATATAAGATTAGAGGCCAGGGAATTAATAGACAGCAGAATAACTACATCAACATCTTCTCTGAGTTATCTACTGATATAGCCTATTACCTCCAAGGATTGTGGGACTATTCTACCAGCGGTAATACTGGAAGATGGTCCTCCAGACAGTTAATCCAAGAAGATGAGACCGATGAGTACTCTGTTAAATTTCACAAACGTAAGATCAGAGGACACGGAAAAGTCTTGCAATTTAAAGTAGAATCTTTTCCAGGGAAGAATTTCAACATTATAGGTTGGAGCACCTTTGATTCCTCTAACCAACTACCATAAGGATTAGTATGAAATATACTCAAGCACTAGCAGACGAATATATCAAACTATGGAATGGTTTAGAAATCACTCCTAATAGGAAAGCTGAAGCTATTAATGTAGCTAAGAAGATTTTATCTAACAAGATTAGATATCAGAATATAGAACAGCTAACAGGTGTTCCTTGGCATTTCATTGCTTTAGTTCATTACCGAGAGTCTTCTCTTAATTTTGGCAAGAACTTAGCCAATGGGCAACCTTTGTCTATGAAAACTACGATTGTTCCTAAGGGCCGTGGTCCTTATGCTACATTCGAAGAGTCTGCTGTCGATAGTTTAGTTAATGTTCAGAAATACACTAAAGACCGCGATTGGTCTCAACCTATGTATTTCTTTACTATAGAAGGGTATAATGGTTATGGGTATCATTCCAAAGGAGTCCCCAGTCCATATCTTGTTGGAGGGTCTAACAAGCAAAAGGCTGGAAAATACGTCTCAGACGGTGTTTATTCGTCTAGCACTTGGGATACTCAGCTTGGAGTTCTTACTGTTCTTAAAGCTCTTATGGAGCTCGACTCAACCGTAACATTTAAGGGATATGAGCCTAAGGTGTGGAAGCCAGGTGAACGTGTAATTCGTAAGGGAGACATTGGAGACGATGTCAAATACTTACAGACTAAACTAAGTCTGGATGCAGATGGTATTTTTGGACCTAATACAGATAAGCGTGTTAAAGAATTTCAAGAGGAAGAGAAATTAGTAACAGATGGAATTGTGGGACCAGCTACTTGGTCTGCTTTAGAAAAAGAAGGAACTTGGGCTCCTGAAGAGGATGAGCCTGAAGAACCTGCTAACCATAAGACTTATGTCTACTGTATGTATGGTCTCGGTGGACGTATCTGGTCTGCAGGTATTGAGGATGTACTAGCATCTACCATCAGGCAGACAGTTCCGAATGTAGTGTGCCCTCCAACTAGAGGATATACACAGTGGAAAGAAATTGTAGATGCAATTAAGAAACAACCTAAAGGTTCTAAGACAGTGGTTATTGGGCACTCCATGGGTGCTAGCTCTGCTACTTACGTTGCCTCTGCTGTACCTGTCGACCTTGTCGTGCTTTACGATTTGGCCGGACAAGTGCCTAGTAGGATTGATTCTAACTCTGGACGTGTTATTGACATTTATGACACAGCTTTAGATTTAGTTCCTGAGTGGCGTGTTCAAGCTACTGCAGGTAATGAAAACCGTATCGTTCGTTGGACTAGCCAGTACGGACATACAGGTCAAGATGACAGCCTTGATCTTGCTAGAAAGATCATTGTTGAAATCAATAAACTTACCGTTTAATGTACGGTTAAACTGGCAACTACTTAATTAAGGAGTGAACATGGAAATTATCAATTCGGTTCTTGGTTGGTTCCAGAGTGCAGATTGGACACAGATTATTGTGGCCGTCGGTGCTTGGATGTGGGCCTTCCAGACCCTTGCTAAGCTTACTCCGACGACTAAAGATGACTCTATTGTCAACTGGCTCTACAGCATCTTTGCAGTCCTCGGTGTTAAGGTTCCTGACTTGGAGACTAACTCCGAGGGCAAAATCGTAGCCAGTTAATGAATTGGCTAGCTACAATTGTAGTTAAGGCTGTGCTGGAGTGGCTTACGTCACTCCTGACACGGCTAATTGAACGACAAAAGCTAATCGAGCAAGGTCGTCAAGAAGTAATTAAATCCATTGAAGACAAAAACAAGGAAGCAGATGAAGAACTTAAGAAAGTTGGTAAGGCCGCTGCCAATTCTACTGACGATGAACTTGCTGATGAGTTGCGCGACGGCTACAATCGTCAACGCAACACTGACGTGTCTAAGTCCTAGTTATCCACCTCCTAGTATTCAAGCTGCTATTCTAATTCCTCAAGACAAAGAGGCTGCAGCTTGGCGTAAGGAAGTTAAAGCTTTCTTAGATGCTCTGAAGAATAAAAAGATTTGTCAAGAAGTTAAACACATCAGAGATTTTATGAAATGATTG